GTTGTACTAAAATATAATTGACTAATTTGCAAACAATCTTTTCGTGAATCAATTTGAGATACCAAACTTGATGATCCGCCAAAAAAATTGATAATTCCATCAATCGTTTCAAATAATTCCTTTGCGATTTTTTCGACAAAATTTAATTCCGTTTTTCTTGCACCTAATGAATACGGAATTGGCACTTCATTCAATCCTTTTATGGTGATTAAATCATCATTTGTGACCGGAAAATTCGGCTCGGTTGAAAATTCCGCATCGTGATTGTCATATGTAACGAAATCAAGTGTGTGCAAATCTGAATAATCTAATGAATATTTAATATAATATCGTTTCCATATTTCATCGGTGTTGTAGGTGTATTCATTATCTCTTTGCGATTGCAAAGACAACGCCGGTTCAATTACGTTAATTGTTTGGTTTTGTAACCAATCGCGTCTTTCAATCCTGACAACACCATTGCGAACAATTAATTGTGCATTAAACATTGATTCAAGTGAATCGATAAATTGTCCAAATGTTGACACCGAATCGGATGAACTTGGAACACCTTTTGAAAATGGAAATGTTTCAAGATTGTTGAACGAATTATCACCAAAAACACTTTCTCTTTCCCTTGTTAATGGAATCGGCAACAATGCAAAATGCGGATAATTATTTAATAAATCACTTTCAAACGTAAAACCAAGATATTCACATCCTTTTGTTAATAATTCGGTAAAATAACAAGCCGGAAGAAACTTTTTAGATGGAAATAATATGTTGAATAATTGTTTTGCAAGTTTTATTACAATAAGAATCAAAGCAAATTGATATGCAAGTTTTACAATTAAATTCAACGATGCTTCAATGATGCCACCAACATCGATATCCGGCGGAATTGATGGTGTCAATACACCTTGCAATTGGTTAAATGCTTCCGCAGTTTCTTTTGTTGCTTGTATTAATGCCTCACCCATAATGAAACCGGTAATGGCAATGTTTAAAAGTAATTCACCTTGATTGTCTTTTATTACAAAAAACGGAACTTTCGATGTGTTAAAAATTACGCCTTTTGAAAGCATCAATTCGAATGTTGTTCCATCCGCACGTTCTTTGAAATTATCTAATGCATTCCGCTTTTTTAATTTCACTTCGATTTCATGGTCACGAACTTTGACACCATCAACCAAATCAACGTAATATTGTAAAGTCACACCGCTTGTTTCAACTTCGTATGGTATACCCTCAAACAATCCGACATTGGCAATATGGTTTCGGATCAATTCATTTGCTTCACGCGGTAAAATAACCGAATCAACATTCAATTGAACGAATTCAGGATTGCCGGAAAAATCCGCAACAACTCCAATGTCATTTCGGTTTCGTGGTGAAATTTCAATATTATTTAAGAAATGCCTCATTTTACTTTGTATCTATTATAAACAATCGTGTTTCCTTTTTTGGTTGATTTAACAATTTCCATTGCACCTTGTGTGATTTCACCCAATGCAATATTTGTTTCCGGTTTGTCCTGAATGACTTGTGTTAAATTATCTAATCGATTAACCAACACCGCCAATTCCAACGCACTTGAAACTTGCGAATCCGAACGAACAATTTTTCCGTTTTGGTATTCCATTGCTAAATTGCTCAATTCATCGTTTGTAAGACCTCCAATTTGTTCATTCAATGCTTTCGGCACAACACGTTCGTTTGGATGTAATACGGAAAGGAAACCGCCTTTTCCATCGATTCCACGACCATTCGTTCCGGTGTCATCAATTCCACTTTCAAATGTTGGTAATGACTGAATGAATTGATTTAAAACTTGTGTGTCGCGAATTGTTTCCGCCAATGGATTTTTTGAATTTGATTGAATTTTTGAATTGTAAGTTGAAAACACACTTTGAGCCAATTGGATTCGTTGTTGCCTTTGTTGTTCCTGAATCTTTTTTCTGTTTGCTTCGGCAATAATTTTTTCTTGTTCCGCCAAAGACTCTTTTGCATCAATGTTTCCTTGTTCCGCCAAAGTTCGCAAGGTATCCGCTTGTTTTTCCGCCATTGAAATTTCCTTTTCAATCGCTTCAATTTTCCGGTTTGATTGTTGGATAAAATAATCCGCACTTGCCTTGACTAATGCATCCGATGTTTCCAATATTTTTTTGTTTGTATCTTTTGATTTATCAATTAATTGTTGATTGTAATCATCAATATTTTCCAACTCTTTATTATCCAATTCTTTTTTGTCATTTATACCTTGTTCATGAATTATAAGTTTTTCGGTTTCCGCATCTTTTCGTCTTTCGGTTTGTTCAACAACCAATTCATCATCCTTTTTATCAAAATCCGCATTGATTTTAGCTTTTGCATCTTCTGTGATATCTTTTTGTGAAAGTAATCGGTCACGTTCTTTAATCAACGCATCCTTTTCCTTTTGTTCGGTTTGTTCAATCTTTCGGTCAACCGCATCCATTTCATATTGCACACGTTGGTCAATAAAACCTTTTTCCATTTCGGTTTTTTCTCGGATCATTTGATTCAACATATTTGCATCAAATTTTCCGGTTTCCTCTAATAGTTTTAATTGTCTTTCAAACTCCGCATCGATGTCTTTTTGTGCGGTTATTAATTCACGTTCTTGTTCAATTTCAATCAATTGTTGTTGCAAATCAATTTGCCTTGACAAATAATCGTTTGTGTCTTTCAATTGTGTATTGAATGTTTTTATTGTTTTGGTTGATTTCGAAACACCTTTTGTTGTTGTCCGGTTCAATGCATCCCTTTGAACAATTTCCTCTTTTACTTGCAATATTAATTCCTCTTCATTTTTTTTCAATTCATTGTATAGTTTGGACAATGCATCAACTTCAACCGGTTTTGCCGAAACTTGTGATGTCAACGATGCAATTTTTGCCGGATCACGAGCGGGTATTGTTCGCGTTCCTGATTTCACCATTCGTTTTAATGTTGAATTCCATTTGTAATCGGGAACAGTTTTTGTTTGATTTTGTGCATTTTTTAATGCCACTTTTAAATTTTTCAATTCCGCATCCGCTTTGTTTTTTAATTGTAAGGTTTCATTTTTTAATCCGGTAACAATATCCGCCTGATTTTGCAAACCCTCTTTTGTTAATTTATTTTTTTCTTTTTGCGTATCGGCATCCAATTTTTTTTGTCGGATTAATATATCATTCAACCTGAATTCTTCTTCTTTTCGTTCTAATATTTTTTTTGTTGTGGCATCCGCAACATTTTGTGATTTTCTTGTTTGTGCTTCATTTAATGAATTTTGTTTATTTCGGCGTTCTTCTTCTGCTCTTAATTCCTTTGCACCGCTTACCGCATCCCATAATGCACTTGCAAATTCCATTGCAAGACTTATAGCAATTGCCCAACCAACACCCTTTAGTGCGTTTGAAAATCGATTTGTTTCGGTGATGCCTTTCTTTTTTAGTTTCACCAATCTTTCTTGTTCTTTGTTATATGCTTTTGTCAATGGTATGTTTCGAGTAATTGCCTTTCCAATTCCTGACAATCCCATTTTATACAACTTTTGAATTGTATTTATTGCAATTAAAGACGCTTTGTAAACAACAAACGCACGAATTAATTTATAAATAACGCTAATAATTTGCGGTAAATTTGTTGCAACCCATTTAATAAATGTTGTAAAACCTTGCATTGAATTTTCACCATCCGTAATTCCAAGAAATAAATCAGTAAATGCATTTTTTAATTCCATTAATGCATGACCTAATGTTTGCGTTCGGCGATTCGCTTGTTCTTGAGCAACTCCATTTGTGTCAACTTTTTCGGTCATATCCTCATACATTTCCGTATTTTCCAAAATGATTTGACCGACAACTTGATTTTGTAATCCAAAAACTTCCGTTAATGCACCGGCATCACTTAACATTGGTTTTAATGCGTCTAATCGACTTTTATAACTTTTTGTTGTGTCGCTAACATCTGAAATGTTAATGTCTAATTTTTCAAAATATTCCAACGCTTTTTTCGATAATGTTTCAGGAGCTAACATTTTAGCTAAAATATTACGCATTTTTGTACCGGCTTCCGCACCTTTTACACCGCTTTTTCCAAGTACCTCAATAATGGCAACCGATTCTTGAATTGATACATTTGAAGAACGTGCAACCGAACCGAATTTTAATAATGCTTCGGTAATTTGTGGAATTTCAACCGCACCAAATTTTGATCCGGATGCAAGTACATCAACAAATTTTCCGGCTTGTTCACTTGACGCACCAAATTGATTCATGGCATCGGTCAAATTTTTCGATGCTTCAGGCAAATCCATTCCGGATGCTTGTGATAATAGAATTGCACTTTTGGTGACTTCGTTCAATGCTTGTGCGTTTTCAAGCAATTCAGGTTGTGCCGAACCAATCAATTTGTATGCTTCAACAACCGCACTTGCACCTCCATCAACTTCGATTCCAAGTTGCCTTGCTTGTTCTTTAAAAAATTGCAAATCCTTTCCTGATGCACCGGTTATTGCACTTAAATCCGCAACCGCTTTGTCAAAATCAATTATTGATTCGACACCACTTCGAACAATTGTTCCAATTCCAAATGCCAATCCAAGTTGTGCCAAACCGCCACGCAATTTGTTTAATGCACCGGTATAATTTCCAACATTTCGAAAGTTATCACCAACCGTTTTATCAAGTTTTTTTAATTGTGCATCACCTTGTTGTGCGGATTTTGTGACACGTTTATATTGTTGTTCTAATTTATGGTATTGTTTTGTGTTCTTTTTTCCTGATGCTTCCAATGATAGCATTTCCGCACCCAAAGTTTTTGATTCGTTTTTCAAATCCCTTGTTGCTTTTACAAGTTGTTTATAAGCATCTTTTTCATCCTTTGCAAGTTTTACCGCTTTTTGCTTTTGCTTGTTAATCCGTTCTTGTTGTCGGTTTTCTGCGGTTTGCGTTCGGATTTTTTGTTGTTTAAGTTTTTCCGATTGTTGTTCGGCAATGGATTTTTCTTTTTCAAGTTTTATGGTATCACGTTGCAAATTGTTCGCTTTTTCGACCATTTGCATAAACTCTTTTAATTCTTTTGCACCACCAAATTTTGCTTTTGAAATATCGTTTTTTAAGGTTGCACCAATCTTTTTGAACTCATCATCGATTTTGTCCAAAGTGACCATTGTTTTTTCCGCACTTTCGCGAATGCCTTGAAAAATATCCTCTTTTTCAAATAATTCATTTGCTCTAATCTTTGCCATTGCTTTGTTTATTAAATCGTTCGTATTCGCGAACTAAATTAAAATATTCTTTTGCCTTTATTTTTTTTATATCAATCCATTGTCCCATCCATTTTGATAAATGAATCAATGTTTGTTCAATCGTTATTCCTGATCCGGCGTTTGCCATCATGCCGTTTAATTTTGTTATTTGCATATCAATCAAAGTCATTTTAAATCGGTCACGTTTTTCGACAAATTCACATTGTAGGATTGCTTTTTTTCGCATTGCTTCCAACAACTTTGTGTGTAATTTACCAAGACCGAATTGCTTGATGTATTGGTCGTATATGTCCAACCAATGTGTTTCATCCAATTTATTCGTTCCTGACTTACTTTTTCGTACAAATTCATATTCGCCTTTTTGACATTTAATAAAATTATGCAAAGGAATGTCATCTAATTCCGAGTAATATTCGTGCTTCGGCGATGTATTTTTCCTTAACTTTTTGAGCCAATTTATCCTTATTTTCATCCGTTAATCCTAAAATTGCATCCTTTGAAATATTATTCCGAACCCACCAATTTTCATTTTCCATTTTGATTGTGTCCGCTTCAATTTCAAAAACTTGTTTTCCTACAAAAATAACAAACGAATTGTAAAAATCACCGGTGTCAAAAAGTGTGTAATGTGTTCCGGCTACCTTTTGCGGATTCATCATTTCGGTTGCTTCCGAATATGTTCCAATGACATCACCCGATTCATCAACACCCTTTTTGAACAATTGGTCTTGCCGAACCAAATCCATAATCCATCGTTTAAAAGGTTCATTTTGAAATACTCGCAACCATACCAAATCCGCGTTCAATGTTTCCACACGCCGGATCAAATAACCGATTGCCGTATCACCAAATAAACTCATTTTTTACGTTGAATTTTTTTTAATTTCTTTTTGTTTATGCTTTTCGCTTTTTTTTGTGGTTTCATTTCTTCCGGTCTATACATCACGTCATTATTGACTTTTTTGTTTTCTCGCGTTTTTGATAGTAAGATACTAACGAAAAACGAAAGTTGTTTAAATCGCTTAAAAATGACCTTAAATGGAATTTTGAATTTTGCAAACATTTTATCAAGTTTTTTGGTTTTTCAAAAAAAGGGATGACGAAAATCACCACCCCTTTCAATTACTTATGTATCAAAATTAAACCGCCGTAAATGTCAATTTACCCTCGAAACCATCTTTCGATGTTCTTAATTCATAAACATCTCCAATTGTTAATCCGGCTAATGCACCGATTTCATATGTTGCATCAGGACCTTCCGAACACGTTGCAACCGCACCAACAACTTCCGTTCCACTTGCATCGAAAATCTTCCAATCTGATGGTGAATTCGCACCTTTATATTTTAAAGGATTGTACGCCGTTCCATAATCAAATGATGCAC